TATATGAGTATAAATGCTAGTAGTAAATTTCCTGAATATTATACAAACGATAGTCAGGATGTAAGCCCTGATAGACAGGCAGATTTTGGTGGATGGGTATTATAAGAAAGTACAAACCTAAAGAATTAAACATTAAACGGCTTAAAGAATATTTAAGTTCTCGTTATGATAATTTGACTCTTGGTTTTAGTAAGAATAAAAAAATAACAAAAAATTAAAAAAACTATTGTATAGATATGGGCAATACGATTAATTGGGGAAAGATTTATTGCAGCACGGAATGGGGTTTAAAATATTGGAGTACGTTTGCAGTCCCTGATATATCTGCCCCTGCTTGTTGGAGTGGCACAACACCATTTTCAGCAGATTTAACAAGATATACAGTTGATACAACAATATTTACTGCGGATAAAACGCAATTATAATTAAAAAAATAAAATTATGGCAAAACAAGTGATAGGCACAGGGAGTTCTCCAAATGATGGAACTGGGGACACTATTAGAGATGCTTTTGTAAAGGTAAACGCTAACTTTGATGAATTATATACAGATGATGCAGGAGATGTAAACAGTATTACAGCTACAGCACCAATAGAAAGAGATTCAGCAACAGGAGCAGTAACAATTTCTTTAGCTGATAATGGAGTTACTTTAGCTAAAATGGCAGGTATTGTCAGAGGAAAATTTATCTATGGAGATGCTTCAGGAAACCCAGCTTATTTAGCAGCAGGAGCAAACGGTAAACTATTAGTTGCTGATGCAAATGGAGACCCTTCTTGGACTACTGTTTCAGGTGATGTCACTATATCAGCAGGAGCAGTTACAATAGCAGATGATGCTGTTGATGCAGATAAATTAGCTAATTCAATTAATACAGCAATAGCTGCTAATACTGCTAAAGTAACTAATGCAACTCATACTGGAGATGTAACAGGTGCAACTGCTTTAACAATAGCAAATGATGCTGTTACTAATGCAAAATTAGGTGTTGAATATACAGCAACAAGTCCTTTAAGTTCGGCTGCTACAATTGCAGTTGATACAGATACTGCAGATATTTTTACTTATACTGCAGGACATTCAGCTACTTTAAATTTTACTGATGTTGTTATTGGTGCTATGAAAAGCCTAGTTATTACTGGAGGTGGTAGTTCTTATACGGTAGCACTTGGAACGTCAAATGGTTCTGCTTGTACTTTTAATAAAATTTCAGGAACTTATGATGACACAGGCTCAACAAAAAATCTTATACAAATTAAATGGGTAGCAGTAAATGAAGCTTGGTACACAATTTCACAACCTGCATAAATTATAATAATATGAAAAAAGCAATAGAAATTAATGGTCAAATTGAAATTTTTCAATCAGTTCCTAGAGAATGGGGAAATGTAATTGGAGGGTTTAATAATCTTTCAAATGAAGAATTACAAAAGTACGGCTTTTATGATGTAAAAAACTCTGATGGATATGACCCTAATATTCACGATAGAGGTGAACTTAAATTTAATAAAAGTAAAAAAGCATTTATTTATTCAAAAAGTAATAAGACTTGGAGTGAAAGTTTAGCTGACTTAAAAACTAATAAAAAAGCAGAAATTAAAAAACTTGCTAATTTAGCATTACAACCTACAGACTGGTATGTTATAAGAAAAGCTGAAGGAGGAAAAGATATTCCAAGTGATGTTACAACTAAAAGGGAAGAAATAAAGTCTAAAGCTGATGAGAGAGAAGCAGAAATTGATGCACTTACTAAAAAAGGAGATGTAGTAAATTATTCTGTAAGACTTTTTGACCCTGTAATGCCTGGTGAATAAAATAAATTTTTAATATGTCATTAAATAGAAAGCTTTTTAGTATATCTGCTTCTGATGCAGTATGTAATTCCGAATCACTAGAACCTTTTGGTAACGAAGCATCCTTTAATAAAAACGTAGCTGTATATCAATTTGAAGAAAGTTCAGGAACAACTTTAACAGATTCTTCAGGAAACGGTAATAATGCAACTATAAGTGGTATGACTTGGAGTTCAGATGCTGCTTTCGGTTCTTATTCAGGCTCTTTTGATGGGACAAATGATTATGTAGAGTTGCCTAGTAATATTTTACCTGAAAATAGTACATCATCTTCAACAGCGACCTGTTGGTTTAAAACAACTTATGCAGGGACAGAAATGGGTACAATTTTAAACTCTTATAATGCTTATGCGGGTGGTACAAGTAGTACCCCTGGTTGGACAATATTTACAGAAGGGAGTGCAAACTTTTTACGATTGGGGTCTTATTATTTAGACGGTTCAAATGTTGTTGGTACTGATGGCACAACCAATGTAAGTGATGGTAATTGGCATTTTATAGCAGTAGTTTTTGATATTTCAGCTAACACCTTAAAGTGCTATTTAGACGGTAATTCATCTCCTGAAATAAGTATCACAGGATTAACAACTTCTACTGTAGATATTTTTACTGGAAATGCAACGATTGGTTACCAAAAAAATCCTGTTGGCTCAAACAGATACTTTAACGGGCAAATTGACCAAGTAAGAATATATAGCAAAGCATTAAATACTGAAGAAATTTCAACTCTTTATGTAGACGAAACAGATGCTACAGCATCATCTACAGCAATTATTCCAGGCACATCTTGTATTGCTTATTACCCTTTAGATTATGACGGGCAAGATAAATCTACAAATTATGATGGTACAGCGACAGCCGTAGATTTTGTACAAAACGGTAAAATAAATTATTCTGCTCGTTTTGATGGAGTTGCTTCTGCTTCAGGTAGCCGTATTACTATTCCACAAGCAATATTTTCAGACGGAGCATTAAAAACTTTTACAATTTCTTTATGGTTTAAAACTGGTAATAAATCAGCATCACAAACGCTGATAAGTACATACCCGTATAGTAGTGGCACAGGATTTTCTCTTTTTCTTACAACTTCAGGGCATTTAGTTGGGCAGTTTTCAGCAGCTTCAGGAAGTGGAGCACCTAAAATGCAATACCAAACAGATATGTGCGATAACGACTGGCATCACGCAACACTTACTTATAGTTCTTCAGGTGGAACAAATGATGCTTCTACTTATTTATATGTCGATGGTTCAGATGTTACAGGTAGTGTAGTGGCAGCTAATGGTTGGGTTCAGGGTAGCGTACCTACTTGGAGCTCTTTTACCTCTAACTTGGTAACAATAGGTATGGCTCACGATAGTTCAACTTATTCAGAAACAATGAACGGACTAATAGATGAGGTAAGAATATTTAACACAGCACTTTCAGCTAGTAATGTAACAACTCTTGCAGGATTAAGAGCTTGTACACAAACCTGTACTACAGACACAGCAGATTTTATTGCAACAAATACTGCATACTATAAACTAGACAATGATGCTACTGACTATCACGGAGGAACTTATGATGCTACTGCAACAAATATTACTTATGCTTCAGGGAGATTTGGAAGTTCTGCTGAATTTAATGGAAGTAGCAGTATATTAGACACTACCGTTTCAGTCCCTACTAATTGGACTTTGTCGCTGTGGTTAAAAAGAGACCCTAATGGATATTTTG